CCCAACCTTATTTAGATAGAGGATATGTTTATGCAGCATCCGCAGAATCAAACCCAATTAGTGGTACTGATGTTCGTTATTGGTTAAGCGCTGGAAGCGCTGCTGATAGAAAGAAAAACTTTACAAAAGCATATCCAAAATTTGATGAGCAAATATTCAAATTAATTACTCTTAAGTTAAAGAGCTTAAAAGAATGTATTAATGAAGAAATTAAACTAAACGTAAAAGTTGGTGATACTTTATTGATGGGTAAATTCAAAAACAAAAAAGTAGTTGTTAAATCAATTGGTGAGGATGAATGGGGAATGCCAACAATCAATGGTAAAAAAGCAGTAACATTTAGAATCCCTAAAAAAGAGAATTTAAAAGAGATGGGACTTGGTGGTGGAGCTGGTGTGGGTTTGAGTTTACCTGGTGGATATATTAATGGAGCACCTGATACTAAAGATGTTAAAAAAAATAGTAAGAAACTTAACAACAAAGGAATGAGTGGATATGATGAGGTTGATGAAGATAATATTCCTGGTGGTTTAGCAAAAGGTAAAACCCTAATTGATTTAGCTAAAAAATGGGATTCAAAAGGATACTATGACCCAAAACAATTTGCAGAAAAATATGTAAAACCTCAATTGATGAAGGGTATTAAAGTTGAAATGGAACATACAACTGATGTTCGTATTGCAACCGAAATAGCTATGGACCATTTATGGGAAGATATCAATTATTATGAAAAGTTAGCTAAAATTGAAAAACCAATAAAAGAATCTTTATTAACAGAAGGTGGGGCTTATGGACATATGGCACATCCATTTGATATTGAAATGGGTTTAACATTTGGTGACCTTAAACAAATAGTAGTAAGAGCACTTAATGGTGATTTGGAATTAGCAAGAGAAAAGACTGATGGACAGGCATTAGCAATTAGTTGGGTAAATGGTAGATTGGTTGCAGCTCGTAACAAATCTCACTTAAAAGATAAAGGAGTTGGTGCTATGACAATAGGACAAGTAGCCGATAAGTTTGCTGGTAGAGGTGGATTAACCGATGCTTACAACTTCGCTATGCAAGATTTATCAAAAGCAATTGCAGCATTATCCGAACCTCAACGTAAGAAGGTTTTTAAGGATGGTAGTTCGTTTATGAATTTGGAAGTAATATACCCAACATCCGTAAACGTAATTCCCTACAATCAACCCCTATTAGTATTTCATGGTACTTTTGATTATGATATGGCTGGTACTATAATTGGACAAAATCAAGATGCAGCAAAAGTATTAGGTGGAATGATTAAGCAAGTAAATGCACATGTTCAATCTAAATATACAATACAGGGACCTCCAATGCAAACACTCCCTAAAACCGAACATCTTTCTAAATTACAAGGAAAGTATTTGGGAATGATTTCTAAACTACAATCTGAATTTGGATTAGCTGACTCGGATGGTGTAGCAGATTATCATCAGGCATGGTGGACAAATTTTGTAGAAAAGGGAGCAAAGAAATTGGATGCACAACAAAAGATAGGCTTAATTAAAAGATGGGCTTTTTTAGATAAAAGTTTTCGTATAGGGGATATAAAGGATGATAAGATAAGAGCTTGGGCCGAACAAACGGATAAACAAGACCAACAAAAGATATCAAAACAAAACTTAATGAGATTTGAGGAGATATTCTTAGGCGTTGGTGCAGATGTATTATCATTTATGACATCAGTATTAACTGCAAATCCTGCAGAAGCTACTAAACAAATGAAAGCAAAATTACAAAGTACAATATCTCAAGTAAAAGCAAGTGGTGACCCTAAAAAGATTGCAAAACTTAAATTAGAATTAAGTAGGATGCAAGCTTTGGGTGGATTTGATAAAATTGTACCAAATGAGGGATTAGTATTCGTATATGGTGGAAACACTTACAAACTAACAGGTGCATTCGCACCGCTTAATCAGATTTTAGGCATATTTTTTGATTCTTAATTGTTTTCTTGATTTTGATATACTTATATATACAAATATATCGTATATAGTATGGCAAAGGAATTCAATAAAAAGTTTATGCATCCAACTCGTAGGAAGTTGGTGGATATGGTAATGCATGGTGCTGAATATGAAAAGGAATCATTTATTTCATTTTCTGGAGCAGATAAAGAAATTATAAAACGTAAGGTTGGTGAAAAATGGACTGATGGTGATGGTAAGTCTTGGGAGCAATTAGAAGCTGGCAAAGTACAAACATCAGAGCTCGGTGATATAATGGCTGAAACAAGAGCTTATTTAGATAAGTTAAACACTTGTAAATCGGATAATTGCAAAACAATCAAAATAGGTAGAGTTGATAAAAAATTAATATCTAAGACAGGATATTGTTTACATTGTCTTTCTTTAAGAGAAGCTCAAATTAAATATGATGGATTGTGGAAAGAATATGAAGATTATAAAATATATTCTAATATGATTGCACATGGTAAAGATGTAATTGCACAATTTCAACAAGCATATAATGATGCAAAGCAAACTTATGAAGTAGTTCAAGAAGATGGTAAAATTGAAACTTGGAGTATGGAAAGAGATGTTAATGAATTGAAAGCGGAAATAATGATGGATATTGTTAATTTTGAAAAAGAAATAGAAGAAGTTACAAAATTAAGAAATGAGGCTTACCAAAAATTAAAAGATAAAAATTACGATTTAGTAAGACCACTTAAAGATTAGTATGGCAACAGGTATAACACAAAAGAAATCTTTAAAAGAAATTATTGCAGAAGAATACAAAAAATGTGCGGTAGACCCAATACATTTTATGAAGAAGTATTGTATGATTCAACATCCTGTTAGAGGTAAAATACCATTTCAACTGTTTCCATTTCAAGAAAAGACTTTAACGGAATTCAAAAATAATAGATTTAATATAGTTCTTAAATCCAGACAAACTGGTATATCAACACTATCAGCCGGATTTTCTTTATGGAATATGCTGTTTAATAATGATTTCAATATATTAGTAATTGCAACAAAGCAAGATGTTGCAAAGAACTTAGTAACAAAGGTTAGGGTTATGCATGAACTACTACCTAGTTGGTTAAAGAACGGCTCAATGGAAGATAACAAACTTTCCCTTCGCCTGAATAATGGCTCTCAAATTAAGGCTATTGCTAGTTCTCCTGACGCAGGACGTTCGGAAGCATTATCATTACTTATATTTGATGAGGCCGCATTTATTGATGATATTGATGAAATATGGAAATCGGCACAATCTACCCTTTCAACGGGTGGTGCTTGTATTGCATTATCTACTCCTAATGGTGTAGGTAACTGGTTTCATAAAACTTGGGTAGATGCGGAAGAAAGTAGAAATCCTTTTAACACTATTGAATTGCATTGGACTGTGCATCCTGAAAGAGACCAAAAATGGAGAGATTTACAGGAAGAATTATTAGGTAGAAAAGGAGCAGCTCAAGAATGTGATTGTGATTTTATTTCATCTGGTGAAACTGTAATTGAACCAGAATTATTAATGTTCTATAAAGAAACATATGTAATACCACCAATTGAGAAAGGTGGATTTGATGGAAACCTTTGGAAATGGGAACATGCTGATTATTCTAAATCGTATATGGTAGTGGCCGATGTGGCTAGAGGTGATGGTGCCGATTATTCTACTTGTCACGTACTTGATATTGTTAATTCAGTTCAAGTAGCTGAATATAAAGGTAAAATTGATACAAAGGATTTTGGAAATTTCTTAGTAGCACTTTCAACTGAATATAATGATGCTTTACTTGTGATAGAGAATGCAAACATTGGTTGGGCAACGATTCAGCAAGTAATAGATAGAGGATATAAAAACTTATTCTATATGAGTAAGGATTTGAAATATATTGATACTGAAAATCAAATGACAAATAGATATAGAGCCGAAGATAGAGGATTGGTAGCTGGATTTTCAACCACTTCTAAGACTAGACCTTTAATTATATCTAAATTAACCGATTATTTTAGAGAAAAATCAATTATAATTCGTTCATCTCGTTTAATAGATGAGTTATTTACATTTATCTATATGAATGGTAGAGCTGAAGCAATGAAGAGTTATAATGATGACTTGGTAATGGCATTTTCAATTGGATTATGGGTAAGGGATACTGCACTTCGTTTAAGACAAGAGGGAATTGATTTAACTAAAAGTGCAGTAGGTGGAATTACATCAAATACTTATACTGGTATTTATGGTGGTGCAAATAGTATGGATGATGACCCTTGGAAAATGAGGGTTGGGGATGGATTTGAAGATTTATCTCAATGGTTGTAGTGTTTTGATATTTTACGATATTTATGTTATATAATGTCAAAATAGAAAACTGATAAAATAAATTATGGCAGAACAAGAATTAGATGATAGTAAAAGTTTTTTTGGTAGACTAAAGAAATTATTCTCAACAAATGCTATTGTTACCGTTGACAAAAATGGTAAGCGTAGAGTTGTTGATACGGATGAGAAGCAAATGAGTACAAACTTTGTAAATCTTAGAGATAGATATACAAAATTACAAAGGTCATATTACGAAACCAATCAGGGTGCACAATCAATGGCATACCATCAGGTTCGTAGAGAATTATTCAGAGATTATGATGCTATGGATAATGACCCAATTATAGCATCTGCATTAGATATCTATTCAGATGAATCCACAACAAAGAATGAATATGGTGATATATTAGCAATTAAATCATCAAACGAAAATGTAAGTGCAATATTACATAACCTATTTTATGATATTATAAACATAGAATTTAACCTTTGGCCTTGGACAAGAAACTTGGTAAAATATGGTGACTTCTTTTTAGCATTAGAAATGGCAGAAGGTAAGGGTATTATTAATGTAACTCCATACTCTGTATATAATACGGAAAGATTGGAAGGTACTGACCCAATGAATCAAAACTATGTTAAATTTAAAGTTGAATTAGATAGATTTGGTAAAAAGGAATATGAGAACTATGAAATGGCTCACTTTCGTTTACTTTCAGATACAAACTTCCTTCCATATGGTAAGGCTATGATTGAAAATGGTCGTAGAGTTTGGAAACAATTACAATTAATGGAAGATGCGATGTTAATTCATCGTATTATGAGAGCTCCTGAAAAAAGAATATTTAAAATTGATATTGGTAACATCAACCCTAATGAAGTTGATAACTATATGCAAAGGATTATTAACAAAATGAAGAAAACTCCATTTGTTGATACTAATACAGGAGATTATAATTTAAAATACAATATTCAAAACCTTACGGAAGATTTTTTCTTACCTGTTAGAGGTGGAGATAGTGGTACTTCAATTGACAACCTATCTGGATTAGAATATTCAGCAGTTGAGGATATTGATTACTTAAAAGCTAAATTATTTGCAGCACTTAAAATACCTAAAGCATTTTTGGGATATGAGGAAGATGTAAATGGTAAAGCAACTTTAGCAGCACAGGATGTTCGTTTTGCTAGAACTATTGAAAGAATTCAAAGAACAATCGTTAGTGAATTATATAAGATTGCAATCGTTCACTTAGCGGGACAGGGTATTGATGATTCAGAAATGACAAATTTCCAACTTACTTTAACTAACGCTTCTACAATATATGAGCAAGAGAAAGTAAATCTTTGGAGTGAGAAGGTTAGATTAGCAACTGATATGAAATCCTTAAATATGTTATCTACCGATTGGGTTTACCATAATGTGTTTGGTATGAGTGAGGATGAGATGGATATGGAGAGAGCTAAGATGGTATTAGACCTTAAAGATAGATTCCGTTATAACTCAATTGAACAACAAGGACAAGACCCAGCAAATCCACCACAACAACAAAATGTGGAGGAGGAGATTGAAAAAATGAAGCAAGAGATTGTAGATAATAAAGGTGGTAGACCAAGAGAGGGAAATACTTACGGAAAAGATAAACATCCATTAGGTAGAGACCCATTGGGTAACAAAGAAAACGAATCTCCTAGAAAGAGAGAAACTAGAACTAACGAATCGAATAAGAAACTAGCACAAGAATATATAAACGGAATTTCAGCAAAAAAGAGGATTTTAAGTGAAAAAACACAAAAAACTGACCTTTTGGATGAAAATAATCTGTTAGATGACAGTAAATTTTAACAAACATTAAAAAGTTTATATTTATATGTGTTAGTTTATGTACATAGGTTAAATTATAGGGAAATAAATGAAAAAAATAAAACATTCTAAGGTTAAGAATACCGGAGTGTTATTTGAGCTTTTAGTAAGACAAATAACATTAGAGGTACTTAATGGTGATAAGACTGAGAACGCAAAACATATAGTAAAAGAATTCTTTGCTGCAGGTACTGAATTAAATAAAGAATTACGTCTTTATGATTTACTATTAAAAGAAAAATACAATTCAGAATCAAAAGCTGAAATGTTTGTTGAAACTGTATCTCAAGCACATTCAAAATTAAATGGTATAAAGCTATCTAAAGAAAAATACAATCTTATTAAAGAAATTAATTCAAAATTTGAATTAGAGCAATTTTTAACATCTCCTATAACTAACTATAAAGTATTAGCATCAATATATAAAGTGTTTGAATCTAAGAAATCTGAAAACTACGATATTAAAGATGTATTTAATTCTAAGATTACATTAATTGAGAACATTATCTCTAGACCTCCTCTAAACAAAACAATTGAGGTATCCGATAGTACAAAACTAATAGAAACCTATAAACAACAAGATAAAGACCTAAGATTATTAACCTATAAGATTCTTGTTGAGACTTTCAATAAAAAATACACAAATTTAGATGAAAAACAAAAGGGCTTGTTAAAAGAGTATATTAATAACATGTCTAATACATCTAAATTTAAAGATTATTTAGCAGTAGAACTTCCACAAATTGTGAAAGAATTAAAAACAATTAAATCTAAAATATCAGATAAAGTAACTACAATCAAATTGTCAGAAACTATTTCTGTTTTAGAAAAAATGAAAATTGGTAAAACTGTATCTGATAATAATGTTTCATCTATCATGCTTTCTTATGAGTTAATCAAAGAATTAAAATCAAAGGTAAATGTCAAATAGACTAAAAGAAATAATCAGAGGTATAGTTAAAGAAATCCAATCTGAAAAAGAATTGGAGGAAATGACTGGAACTGGTGCAGTTGCTGGATATGATACTCCAAACGCATTTGCTAAACCTGGTCAAACTGCAAAGAAAAATAAAAGATTAGCTAACGTAACTGGTGGTGAGGTTGTTGATGATTTAGAAGAAGCTAAGGATTGGTTGAAAAACGATGTTCCTGCTAATTCTAAAAAACCATTAACAATGAAACCAACAGCAATTAGTTCAGCAGATGCTGGTGGTATTGCTGATAAGAGTGGTATGATATTAGCAAAGGATGATGAGGAAGCTAGTTTAAATGAAAATCGTTGGTTAGAAATTAAAAACGGAGATGGTTCACCTAAAGCTAAAATGAGTAGAGGTGTAACATCTATCAAACAACAATTAGGTGAGGTAGAGAAATTTGTTAACTGGTATTCTAAAATAAAGAATGAGAATGGAGTTAAGAGAGGAGATTACTATAAAAGAACAAATAAGAGTTTACATAAGATAAAAGAAAGGTTAATGAATCTTTCAGAAAAAATTAGAACTTTATAATATGCCAGCAGTATCTAAAGCACAACAAAGATTTATGGGTATGGTTCATGCCGCTCAAAAGGGTGATATGGAAAATCCATCAAAAGAAGTTGAAAAAGCGGCAGATAGTATGACTAAAAAAGATGCAAAAGATTACGCATCTACATCACATAAAGGTCTACCAAACAAAAAAGAAAATATGAACACAACAATTACAAAATCAAGACTAAAAGAATTAGTTAAAGAAGTAATGGTAGAGGAAAATGAATATCAAGCATTTTTCGCTAAGGCATTGGAAAAAGCTGGAAAATCTATTCCATCTATGAGTGATGCAGAAAAGAAAGCATTTTTTGATAAAGTAGATGCGGCTTGGAATGGTAAAGGCGAAAAAAAATAACATAGAATGAAGAATCTTTTAATAGAAACAAAATTATTTGAGGGAAAGGTACAAGAAGATGAAGGTGGAAGAACCATTGTTAAAGGTATTCTACAAAGAGCTGGTGCTGAGAATCAAAACGGAAGAATTTATCCGAAAGAAATCTTAATGAGAGAAGCTAAGAAGTATGAGGTATTCATTAAAGAGCGTAGAGCATTAGGTGAATTAGACCATCCAGATTCTACTGTAATCAACTTAAAGAATGTTTCTCACAATATTAGAGAGATTCATTGGGACGGTGATGATTTATGTGGGACTGTTGAAGTTCTATCTACTCCATCTGGTAACATCTTAAAAGAATTATTAAAAGCTGGTATTTTATTAGGTATCTCATCAAGAGGTATGGGTTCTACTCGTAACTTATCTGGAAACAAAGTAGAGGTACAAGAAGATTTTGAATTGATTGGTTGGGATTTCGTATCTAACCCATCTACACATGGTGCATTTATGGTACCTGTAAACGAATCGGTTAATAAAGGTTTACAACAAATTGGAACTGATGTTTGCGGAGACTTCTGTAAAGCACAAGACTTAATGAGAGAAATAATAACTGAAATAGCATAAGAATGGCAAAGAATTTTGATATATACGATTTCGTACACAACAATAAGATAACCTTAAAAGTTGATGGCAATAAAGGAACTACTGTAGCTAAAGCATACAATGATATCCGTAAAACTAACTTGAAAGAAGTAAAGATAGTTAATGGTAAATTCAGTTTAGCTGAAAACTTAGAAGATAGAAAATTATCAAACGAAGTTAAAAAACACTTCTTAGAGATTATTTCTACTTATAATACTTTCCAAGACCAAATGAGAAGACAATCTGATTTGACTGAAGTTGCAAATACTTTAGGTGCTATCGTTGAGGCTGCAAAAGAAATGACATTAAGAGAAAGTGGTGATTGGTTTGATGCAGTGACTGTAAAAAGAAATATGCAAGAATTAGATAAGTTAGGTAAATCATTTGATAAGTTCGCTGTTGAAGCAAACTCAATGGATGAGAGATTACATTCTTTATATGAAGATATGGGTCACATCTTAAATCGTTACTATGAAATCGCTGATATCTCTGTAGATACAATGAAAGAAAGATTAGGTAAAAAGAAATAATTATGATTCGTTTAGGTGGTTTAATATCTCAAAAAGCATTTGGTAAATTTGAAATGGGTAAAGTTGTTTCTAATCCATTTGCAAACGCATTCATTAAAGAAGGTGAAGGTGAAGACCATGAAGTTTCTATGGCAAACAATTCATTGGATACCATTATTAAGATGGCAACTGAATTGAAAGCCAAAATGGGAGAAGATGAAAAACAAATACCAGCTTGGATTCAAGACCATATAGCTAAAGCAGAAAACTTAATTTCTCAAACATCATCTAACTATCACGAATACGGAACAAACGAATCGGTAAATGAAGGAGCTGGTAGAGAAGCAATGGGAATTGCTAAATTTACTGGTACTCGTGCAATTGCAGTACAAAAATTTATAGATGATTTTAATTTGAACGCTAAAAAGCTTTTTAACTTTATAGCTAAAGGAAAATTAAAAGATAGAATGGACTTTGCAACAGCAATAAGTGGAACACGTGGCAACAAATATCAAGGTAATTTTGTAGGTATGTTCGGAGAAGGTACAATAAATGAAGATTCCGAAACAAAGAGATTGGAAATGCTGATTAAAAATTTGGAAGAAACTATTAAACTATTAGTACAACAACTTAAAGATAATAAAAGTTTACCAAGCAACAAAAAAGAAAATATTAAAAAATCAATAGCACTAAACTTAGATTTAATTAACTATTATAAAAAATGGTTAAAAGATTACCAAGCAGCTGCAAACGAATCATTAGTAAAAGAAGATGGCCCTTGTTGGAAAGGATATAAGCAAGTTGGTATGAAAGATAAGGGTGGTAAGCAAGTTCCTAATTGTGTTCCAAATAAATAAATTCTAAAGAAAAGTATAGATTTTTTACGTTTTGTAGAATTTTATATATTTATTCTTAACAATAACCTATTAATTTAGGTTTTTCTATTGGTAAATGAATACTCTCGTTCTATGAGAAGTGACCAAAACGCCAATCAAAAACATACATTGAAGTCCACAAATTTAATGACTTCAGAAATCCGATAAATAAGGAAAACAAATGGCAAGTTCAAAATTGTTGAAAGAAGCAATTGCTGATGCTAAAGCTGTACGTGAAACTGCTATCGCTAATGCTAAAATCGCACTAGAAGAAGCATTTACTCCTCGTTTACAATCTATCTTATCTCAAAAATTACAAGCCGAAATGGAAGGTGATGAAGAAGATACGGAAGATGCAGTAAATGAAGATAATGATACTTCAAGTGAAATAGCTAAAGGTGATAACAAACAACCTGCAGATAAAGCAAATTCAGCACAAACTGACCTAAGTGGAATCTCTAAACAATCTGGTGAGCCAGGTAGCGAAGGTGAAGAAACTAAAGTTAGTGGCCTTACCGAAGGTGAAGATGAAGAATCAAAAGAAATGGATGAGGAATACTCAACCGAAGATGATGAGGAAGCAGCTCCAGCTATGGAAGGTGATGACGAAATGGCTCCTGAAGCTGACGAAGATGAATTAGATTTAGAATCTATCATCCGTGAGTTAGAAGCACAAATCGCAGGTGAAGAAAGTGAGGAAGAAATTCCTGCTGAAGCACCAGCTATGGAAGGTGAGGAAGCACCGGTTGAAGAACCAGTAGCAGCTGAACCAACTGAAGCACCAGCAGTAGAGGGTGAAGACCCAGCTATGGCTGATGATGAAATCGATCTTGATGAAATATTAAGAGAGATGGGATACGGAGAAGATGAAGCTGAAGAAGAAAAAGCTGATGATGCAGCTGAAATGAAAGCTGAAGTAGCAAACCTACAAGCTGAATTAGAAGAAGCATTAGCAGTAATCAAATCTTTGAAAGGTACAATCAACGAAGTAAACCTTTTAAACGCTAAATTACTTTACACAAACAAATTGTTCAGAAGTTATAACTTAACTAACGAACAAAAAGTTAAAGTTGTAGAAAATTTAGACAGAACTTCTAACGTAAGAGAAGTTAAATTAGTTTACGCAACACTTTCTGAATCAATGAAATTCACAGGAACTGAAAGAAAAGTAGCTCAAGTTAAAAAGAACATTACCGAAGGTATTGCTTCTAAGGCTCAAGCTTCAACAGCTCCTAAACAAGAAATCATCGCAGAAAGTAATGAATTAGCAAATCGCTTTAAGCAATTAGCTGGTATCATAAAATAATAATCCATAAAAAAATAAATAAAAATGGCAAATTTTGATTTAAGCAAACTTATGGAAGGCAAGAACCCACAAGCAGTAATGTTGGCTGAAACACGTCAATTGAAAAGCAAATGGGAGAAAACAGGTCTTCTTGAAGGTATGAAAGATAGAGACCAACACTCTATGGCAGTTCTATTAGAGAACCAAGCTAAACAATTGTTGGATGAGGCAACTCAAACAGGTACATCTTCAGGTTCTGAGGAGTGGTCTGGTGTTGCATTACCTTTAGTAAGAAGAATCTTCGGAGAAATCGCATCTAAGGAATTCGTTAGTGTTCAACCAATGAATCTTCCTTCAGGTCTTATTTTCTTCTTAGACTTCAAATATGGTTCTTCTCAAGGAGCAAATGGTCAGTTCGCTGGTAAATCACTTTTCGGTGGTACTAACGTAACTGGTTCGTCTGATAACTTTGGTAGAACTAACTCAGCTACAAACGGTCTTTATGGTGAAGGACGTTATGGCTATTCAGTAAATGATGCAGTTTCTGCAGCAGCAACTGGTAAAGCAACTTCAACAGTAGCTAACACATTCTCATCAGCATCTGCAACATGGTCTGATGTTGGATTTGATTCAGCTTTATCTGCATCTGTAGCAAATGGTGACATTGTTAAATTAACAATTGCAAAAGCTAGTATTTCTACTACTGCTGACACTGAAGCAGTTCGTTCATTCGCTGTAAACAACGCAGCTGTTGTTTCTCAAATTGGTCAATTCAACTATGTATCTGGTACAAGTGTTGTATTGTTCGTTTCTGCATCTAGTGTTGATGATTTCTACACAAATGCAGGTGAGACTATCACTGTAACTTACTCTGAAGTTCCTGTAGCTTATGATAGAGGTGATTTCGAAGATTCAACTGCAAATTCTGCTGGTAACACAACAACTGCATTGGATATTCCTGAAATCGATCTTGAATTAAAATCAGAGGCTATCGTTGCTAAGACTCGTAAGTTGAAAGCAGTATGGACTCCTGAATTAGCACAAGATTTGAATGCATATCATTCAATCGATGCTGAAGCTGAATTAACTTCTATGTTATCTGATTATATCTCTTTAGAGATTGATTTAGAAATCTTAGATATGTTAAAATCAAACGCTTTAACTACTGAATACTGGTCTACAACTGTAGGTGAGGAATATGTACAAGGTGCTTGGTCTAATATCGGTGGTTCTTCAAATGCATACACAAAGAATGCATGGTTTCAAACTTTAGGTGTTAAATTGAACAAAGTATCTAACAAGATTCATCAATTAACTCTAAGAGGTGGTGCTAACTTTATCGTTGCATCTCCTGATGTTTGTACTGTTTTAGAATCAATTCCTGGATTCGTTGTAAATGCAGATAAAGACGCAATGCAGTTCGCTGCTGGTGTTACTGCAGTTGGTTCAATGAGCAATAGATACACAGTTTACAAAAACCCTTACATGACTTCTAACGAAATCTTGATGGGTTATAGAGGTAACAACTTCTTAGAGACTGGTGCTGTTTACGCTCCTTATGTTCCATTGATTATGACTCCATTAGTGTATGACCCTCAAAACTTCACACCTCGTCGTGGAGTAATGACTCGTTACGCTAAGAAAATGGTAAGACCTGAGTACTACGGGAAGATTTATGTTAAAGATTTAGCTTCTATCTAAGGATAAAAGTTGATACTTTACTAAGTTTAACTGGTAACGGTTCAATATTAAAAGGGGAAGAAGAAATTCTTCCCTTTTTTATGCTCTTTCGGTAAAATTCTTATATTTATAGATGTATTAGTTATAGTTTAATAAAAATAAATAATAAAATAAAATGGGACAAAGAAAAGGAACTCCAACTCCAACTACACAACAACAAGCGTATATGGATACATACGGAGAATCTGCAGCAAGAACAAATAGTGGTACATCACCTGTAATGCTTGATGATAATACCACTATAAACGATTATATAGATTTAACATTTGATACAGATGCAGTAGCAGCAATGGTATCCGGTTCAATCAATACAAGAATTGAATCTGTAATTAGTACTGGTACTCAATTGACCGCTATAATGGCGTACACTGCATCGTTATTATCTGTAAAACTACATTCTGGTTCTTTAATAAATTTCGCAAATGATGCCGCAGCTGCAACTGGTGGAATACCTCTTGGTAATTTATATCATACGGCAGGAGCAGTTAAGGTTAGATTAACATAATCGCTTTCACAAAATATATACTAAAAGGAGATACTAACACTATCTCCTTTTTTATTTTTACCCCTTTCCAACATTTTAATATTTATAAGAGTATAAAACTAAATTTTCTTATGTCAGCAGCAAAATACTCATTTATAATAGAGCAGGGAGCAACTTTAAACTTTCAAATAGATTGGGCAGATGCTAGTGGCTCTGCTATTGATTTATCAGGCTATTCCGCAAGAATGCAAATAAGACCTGAAATAGAAGCAACTGGCTCTTACTTATCAATCTCCTCATCGGCAAATTTTAATTGCTTAAGCTATATAAGTTTAAGTGGTTCTAATTTCATAACACCTGTACAAAGTGGTTCGGTTGCAGTTTATTTAACCGCATCGGATACAATGAATTTGAATTTTGATAAAGCATTCTATGATTTAGAAATGGTAAAAGGTTGTGAGGTAACAAGATTAATTGAAGGGTTGGTTCATCTATCTAAAAATGTGACACGATAACAAATGAGTGTAAAGGTAACAAAACAAATAACTCATGTAACGGTATCCCAAGCAGGTATTCAAGGACCTAAAGGTGACCCACATGGTACATCAGGTACGGCAGGTTCATCTGGTTCGTCTGGTAGTGATGGGTATGATGGTACAAGTGGTAGTAGTGGTACACGTGGAACATCGGGTACATCTGGAACATCTGGAACTTCCGGTAAAACTGGATTAAGAGGACCGTCTGGTTCATCGGGTAGTAGTGGTTCATCTGGAACAAATGGTTCTGCTGGAACATCTGGTACATCATTCTATGGAGTAACATCTGGTACATCGGGAACATCTGGCAGTGGGGGTACTTCGGGTAAAGATGGTTCGCATGGAACAAGCGGTTCATCTGGAAGTAGTGGTACATCGGGTTCTTCTGGCACAAGCGGAATAAATGGTACATCGGGAACATCTGGAATAAGTGGTACATCTGGTACATCGGGAACGTCTGGTACAAGCGGTACATCGGGAACGTCTGGTACAAGTGGTACATCGGGAACGTCTGGAATAAACGGCTCATCCGGAACGTCTGGTACAAGTGGTACATCGGGAACGTCTGGTACAAGTGGTAGTAGTGGCACCTCTGGAACTTCTGGAGTAAGCGGAAGTAGTGGTACATCTGGAACATCTGGTTCAAGTGGTAGTAGTGGAAGTAGTGGTACATCAGGAACATCTGGAACATCTGGTTTGGATGGTACATTCTTTGGAAGTAGTGGAGAAAGTGGTACATCAGGAACATCTGGTATAAGTGGGAGTAGTGGTACATCTGGTACAAGCGGCACCTCTGGGACTACTGGACTTACAGCATTCATACCATTAAAAATATTTGATGGTGGTAGTGCTGGTAGTTATACTGTAGATTATGGTTATTTTAATTACAATGCGTATGGTATTGGAAGTATTGCTATTGCAAAATCGGCATTGATTAATGAGTATATGAATTATGCTGGGACTGGTTCTCAGAATTGGACTTTAAAATCATTAAACCCAACATATCCAAGTTTTACAATAGATTTTGGAGCACCTCAAACTAATAATGAAAATACACCACCTAATAAAGATATTTGGACTTTATCATCAACGGGTGGAAATATAACACAATTTACAGGAGTACCAAACGGAACTGAATACGCTTTCTATTTAACAAAAACAGGAGCATTAGGTACATCTGGAACTTCTGGCACAAGCGGAACTTCTGGAATTAGTGGGTCATCAGGAACTTCTGGCACATCTGGAATTAGTGGAAGTAGTGGGACTAGCGGAGAAAGTGGAAGTAGTGGGGAAAGTGGTACATCAGGAACATCTGGAAGCAGTGGAACATCTGGTAGTAGTGGAGAAAGTGGAACATCAGGAACATCTGGAAGCAGTGGAACATCTGGAAGTAGTGGAGAAAGTGGAACAAGCGGAACATCTGGAGAAAGTGGTAGCAGTGGAGAAAGTGGTACATCAGGAACATCTGGAAGCAGTGGAGAAAGTGGAACAAGCGGAATTAGCGGAAGCAGTGGAACAAGCGGAGAAAGTGGAACAAGCGGAATTAGTGGTAGCAGTGGAACATCAGGAGTAAGCGGAAGTAGTGGTACAAGTGGTACATCAGGAACTTCTGGATTCTCAATAGATAGTGGTTCATTCGCAACAACCGGTTCAAATCAATTTAATGGTAATCAAACT